CAGCTGGTTCAGCACCGCGAGGTACTGCGCCTGCACCGCCTCCGCCTGCTGCCGCTCGAGCTCACCCTCGGGGGCCACCGAGTTGGTCGCCGACATGCGCCGGGCGTCCTCCTCGTTCAGCTCCACGATGTCCCCGCGCCGCCACAGCTTCGTGGTCAGGAACGGGTCGCCCGGCTCGCTGGTGATCTGCTGCCACTGGTCGTCGAGCAGCTCGTAACGGCCGGCCTTCGGCTCGGTCTCTGCACTGGTCACGTCAGGCCTCCTCAGACAATCCCGTTGATCCACGCGGCGGCCTTGGGGGTGTCGATCCCAAGGACGCGCTTGCGGGTGGTGTCGGTCCGCCACGACTCGGTCGGGCCACCGTTGGGGCCGCCGCCCTCGCCGTACATGGGGGTGACCTCGAGCGGCCGGGTGTCCGAGCGGAACCCGACGGTGCCCCGCTCGATGAGCAGCGCACGGTTCGACGGCCAGAACCGCGACGTGAGCACGTCCAGGCCGAGCACGTTCCCGGGCAGGCGGCCGGTGTAGCGGATGTCCTCGGCCGAGTTCGCGCCGGCGTTGTAGACCTTCAGGAAGTCGTCGTTGTTCATCAGGACCGGCTCCATGCCGGCCGGGATGATCAGCGTGTCGGGGCGGAAGCCGAGGATGTCCTCGGTGCCCTGACCCTGGTTCTGCGAGCTGACCAGGTTGACGCCGTTGGCGATGTCGAGGCGCGGCTTCCCGGTGGTCGACCACGACGCGGACGCCGTGATCGCCGGGATCGTCGCCACCTCGAGCAGCGAGCGCAGGGCCCTCTCCTCGGCGCGGATCATCGTGTTGGTCAGCTGCGTCATCTGCCGGCGCACGTCGTCGACGCGGTTCTCGTCCCGCATCTCGCGGGACACCCGCACGGCGAGGCCACGCTTGATGCCGACCGCGAACGACGGCGTGCCGCGCGTCCCGATGCTGACCGGGATCTCGCCGTACTCGGCGATGGCCTCCGGGTCGCCCGACAGGAAGCTCGGCACGTTGGCCTCGAAGGCGACGACGCCGGCCGAGTTGCGGCCCGCGTCGCGGAACACCACGTCCGTCAGGAACGCATTGTTCAGCAGCTCGAACAGCCGGGCCGGGATGAACAGGGGGTTGGCGAGCATGTCGGACACGGTCGTCGCCGAGCCGTCGTGGATGCTCCCCACGGTGTAGGTGGGCGCGGTCATCGCGTCACTCTCTTTCTAGGTCAGGTCGCCGGAGCGAGATCAGATGGTGACTCGGACCAGACCGACCTGACCGGCGCCGGAGACGCCGGACGGGCTGGTGCAGATGCCGACAACGGTCCGCTGATCGGGCGTGGCGCCCGCGGGGGCCACCTGCCCGTTGGCGGTGACGACGAGGCGGTCACCGAACTGCGCGGCCGCGGAGAACACGACGTTGACCTCGACGAAGCCGTACGCGACGGCCACGTTCTGCGGCAGCGTGGTCATGTTCAGCACCGGCCGGCCGCCGTTGTTCGTGGCGGTCGTGACCAGCTGCTCCGGGGCGATGGCGTCCTGCAGAGCGACGCCGAGCGCCCGCGTGGTGCCGGCCGCGGCCGTGCCGATACGCCCACCGGCGCGGCCCTCGACGAACGTGCCCGCCGCGACCGACTGGCCGGCGACGACGACGTACGACCGGGGGCCGCCCTTGGTGACCTGAGGAACTGCGGGCATGGGTCAGTCCTTCCAGATGCGCTGGTAACGGGGGTCCTCGACGACCTGCTCGTACGAGGTGATGACCTCGGCCTTGTCCAGCGAGCCGCCGTCGTGACCGGTCTCCGCGGTGTTCACGACCGGGGTGAGGGTCTGCAGCAGCGCCGCGGTGCCCTCCTCGTTCCGGTCGAGCTCCGCGCGCCAGGTCTCCCGCGTCGCGGCGGTGATCCGGCCCTCACGCAGCGCCCGGTTCACGATGTTGTCGCGGCGCTCGCGCACCTGGTCCTCCCGCGCGGCCCGGCCCTGCGCGGCGTCGGCCTGCAGCTGCGCCAGCACGTCACCGCCGATCGCGACGACGCCCGGGGGCAGCTGCGCGGCCGCGGCCGGGGCGGGGTCGACCTGCGCCTGCTCGGCCAGCGCCTCAGCCACCGCGGCGACGAGGGTCGCCGGGTCCTGATCGACGGGCAGTCCGAGTTCGCGCAGGGTGGTCAGCTGGTCGGTGGTGAACTCCACGTCCCGGCTCCCTTCCTGTGTGTCTGCCCGCCGCACGGTCGCGGCGGGGCGTCGTGGGGTCGGCGCAGCTGCCCGGCCCGTGTAGCGGAAGCGCGCGGCGAACCGCGAGCCGGCCATGGCGCGCGCCGCGGCCTCCCGCGGCTCCACGTCCCCGTCGTCGCTGTCCGCCTTGATGTTGCGCACTTCGGTGGCGAGGCCGGCCTCGACGGCTTCCTCGGCCGTGTACCAGGTCTCCTCGGCCATCACCGCGCGCCAGTCGGTGGCCGAGCCGCCGGCGCGCTCCGCGTACACCGCGGCCATGCTGTCGCTGATCGAGTCGAGGATCTGCGCGGCCTTGCGGAGTTCGGCGGCGTTCCCGAACCCGTAGCTGGCGGCGTCGTGGATCATCATCTGCGAGCCGCGGCCCATCACGACGGTGTCGCCGGCCATCGCGATGATGCTCGCCGCGGAGGCGGCCAGCCCGTCGACGACGACGGTCACGTCCGCGGCGTGGTCCCGCAGCACGTTCATGATCGCGACGCCGTCGAAGGCGTCCCCGCCCGGCGAGTTCAGGTGCAGCTCGATCTGCGACAGCGGGCCCAGCTCTTCGAGCTCGTCGCTGAAGCTCTTGGCGCTGACCGAGTCGCCCCACCAGCTGTCGCCGATGTCTCCGTAAATGCGGATGGTGGCCTTACTGCCGGCCGCGGCCTTGATGTCCCACCACTTGCGCGGCGCTTCAGGCATAAAAGGGCCCTCCTAGGCGTCTCGGCGATGATCGCACAGCTGTTCTCACGGAGCGGTGCGAGGACTCGAACAGCGGTCACAGACCGAGCAGGTTGATCCACGCCTGCGCCTTCGCGGCGTTCCCGGCCGCCGTCAGGTGCGCGCCGTCGTAGGCGAGGTCCAGCGGATGACCGTCGCGGTTGTAGGTGTCGAACGGCCCCCACCGGTGCGTGAGGTCGAGCAGCGGGCAGTCCTTGTCGTCGGCCACCGCGTAGACGGCACCCACGTACTCGGCCCACTTCGGGTTAGCCGAGTCGGCCTCCCCGCCCTGCGGCGAGTTGCTGACCGCCAGCGCGACCGTGGCGCCCTTCACCCGCGCCCGGTCCACCAGCGTGCCCAGCTGGGATCGGTAGGTCGCGACCGACACGCTCTGCCAGCGGTCGTTCAGGCCGAGCTCGATCACCGCGAGGTCGGGGTCGATGGCGGACGCGACGCCGAACAGCGTCCACTCGGCGGTGTACTCCCGCGTCGCGCCCTGCCAAGCCGCGGCCTCCAGCCAGTTGCCGACCGTCGCCCCGGACATGCCGGCGTTATGCAGCACCACCCCGGCGTGCGGGCGGAAACCGGAGTCGAAGATGAACACCGACCCGGTACCGGTCGTGCGGGTGATCGTCGCCGTGTGCTGCGCGTCGGTCAGCCCGGTGACCGCGAACCGCTGGATGCCGGGCGGGTTGGCGCCGGACGGGGTGAACGTCTGCGGCGCGCCGCCGTCGATGGCGACGGTGAACGGCTGCGCCAGCGTGGTGGTCCACAGCTCGAACACGGTGCCCCAGCCGGTGCAGGTGCCCGGCGTGCCCGTCACCTCGCCCCACGGGAAGGCGAACCCGCCACCCTCGTAGGTGATCCGCGGGTCATCCACCCCGCTGTAGGAATGCGACAGGTCGGCCGCGAGGAACCCGCGGGACTGCAGCTCCTGACGCAGGAACGCCGTCGGGTCGTTCGTGCCGCGCGTCGACCCCTGCCCGGCGGTCACCGAGTCGCCGAGGAACGCCAGCCGCGCCGTGCCGGTCCGCGCACGGGCCATGCCCAGCGCCGACCGCAGCCGGCGCGTGTTGCCGGCCTTGAAGTTGTAGACCGAGGTCGCCTGGCTCAGGGTCTGCCCACCCGAGCCGACCTCCCCGAACTCGTCGAGCAGCCGCTGCAGCGCCGCCGGCACCGGCTGGCCGTTGGCGACGGTCGCCACGGCCTGCGCCAGCGTCCCCGAGTCCGGGCGCATGCCGTTGCGGAACACCCGGTGCTGCAGGTCCAGCAGCGTCGACACGGTGTGCTCGGCACCGTCCCGGTCGACCAGCACGACGGACGGCATCTAGTCGGTCTCCTCAGACTCTTCGGTCGGCCGGCCGCTGCCGGGGGACCCGGGGGGTGGGGCCGCGGCGCCGGCCGGCGTCCGCGGGTTCGGCAGCGGAGCCTTCGGCGGCAGGCCGTTCAGCTGCCGCACGAACGCGTCGAGCTCGGGGTCGGGGAAGACGGCGCCGGCGCCGATGAGCATCTGCACCGCGGTGTTCACCGCCGACGGGGACTGCCCGATCGGGTCGAACACGATCCGCGGCGCCTGCACGTCCGGCCCGAAATTCAGGTCCACCAGGTCTTCGACGACGTGCATCGTCGCGGTGTCCGCCACCGACTGCCCCAGGGACTGCAGCGACATGACGAAGAAGTCGAGGAAGCTGGAGCCGAGGGCGTAGCTGCCGGTGCCGGACTGCTGGCCGAGGTTCAGGAAGTGCGCCAGCACCGCGTTCCGAATGGACTCGTCGTGGTAGCGCACCTGATGCTCCACGTCGGGCAGCTGGCCCTCGACGCCCATCAGGCGGAACTTCGCGCCGTTGGGGATGGCCGCGCCCGCCGTGACGCCGGAGCGGTGGTCCCGGGCGATCTGCAGGCCCTTGTCGAGGCTGGTCTCTTGCATCGCGGCCTCATAGATGGGCACGCCCATGCTGTTCCGGTCGTCGCGCACGCTCCACGACCGCAGCGCCTGGCGCTTCAGCAGCCAGTGCCCGTAGGCCGGGCGGAGCAGGCTGTTGCCCGTCCAGTCCCCGCCCTCTTTCTCGTGCACGTACACGACCAGGGAGTCAATCGGCAGCTTGATGTTGCCGACCGTCGTATCACCGGCCAGCCGCTTCTGCTCTATCCACCGCAGGCCGCCGTCGCGCGCGACCTCGAACCGCTCCAGCGTCCGCGGCCACCGCGCGGCCAGCTTCCGCAGGTAGAACTTCCCCGACGCCTCGTCAAACCGATACACCTGCTCGAAGGGCATGTGCCCCCAGCGGGTCATCAGCAGCGCCTCGGACAGGTGCCCCGTCCAGGAGAACCGGTCCCGCTCCCGCGGCAGCGTCTCCGGCTCGTCGGACACTCCGACGATCGGCAGCCCCAGGTTCTGCGAGATGAACGTCACCACCTCGTCCGGCGCCTCACGCGGGTCGATCCGCCACCGCGTCTGCGTCACCGGCAGGCTCACGGCGCGCAGCACGCTCTTGCACTGCGGGTCCGACTTCGCCATCTGCGTGAAGATCGGGATGTTGAACGGCCACTGCATCTCCGGGACCGGGTCCTCGGTCCACTCGTCCCACCAGTTGCGGCCCAACCCGTGCCCGCGCTCGGTCTCCACCCCCCGCGGAACGATCAGGCCGGATGCCGTCGTGGCCGGCCGCGTCACCAGAGGACCCCCACGAAACGGCCGAGCGCGTGCAGCTCAACGAACCCCGACCGGAGATAGCGGCGGAACCCGTTGACGGGCCGCGGGACGCGCAGGAACGGGTCACGGGGCCGCGATCTTCCGGCGTACATCCTCACGGGCACATCCTCAGAACGCGACGGTCAACGGGTTGAAACCGGCGGCCGCCGTGTCCGGCGCCATCTCGGACTCTAACGGCAGCGGCTCCGTCGTCTTCGGTCGAGCCGCAGACTCCACCACTTCCCGCTGCAGCCCCCAGCCGGCCAGCGCCGCCGACACCAGCACGCTGATGTCCCCCAGGCCCTTCCGGTCGTACGCCCGCGCGCCGCCGGTCCCGATGTTCCGCCACGTGACGATCTCCACCGCGCGCTGCACGTCCGGGTCTGGCCGGTGCGGCACGAACCGGCCCTCGTCGAAGTCGTCAGCCATTCCGGTGCACGCCTGCACCAGCTCCTGGGTGTTGGTCACGATCGGCTCGATGCCCTCGGCCTTCAGCTTCGGGATCAGCGCCGCCGCCGGGGACACGGCGTCGATGACCAGCGCCGCCGGGCTGAAGTTCTCCACCAGCGCCGCCACCACGTCCAGCACCCAGTCCGTGCCCGGCCGGCAGGCGATCACGTCGAAGGACCAGCGGCCGTCGCCGGTCCAGCCGGCCGCGGTGACGCTGGTCTTGCCGCCCGGGGACCGGTCAATGCCCAGCACCGTCGGGTCCAGCAGCGCGATGCCCGGGTCCGCCCGCAGCGTCCATTCCTCGGCGTCGAACGGCCGGTCCTCCGCCTCCAGCTCGTCCGGGTTCGGCCACCAGTCGGGTGCGCACAGGTCCTCGACGAGGAACTTCCGCGGCCCCAGGCTGTTCAGGTCGTCCTCGATGGTCTCCAGTGTCAGCAGCACCCGGCCGCCGGCGATGCGCATCCCCAGGGACGGGTTGGCCTGCGCCCAGCACCGCGGGTCCTTCAGCCGCGGGTCCGGGCCCTTCGCGTCCGCCTCCCGCTCCGGCACCGACCACTCCACCCACGTCGTGCGGGGCGCGCCGGCCAGCGCCTTCTGCCGGATCCCGGCCAGCACGTAGCCGTTCGGCATGGCGTCGCCGTCCACCGGCGTGCTGGCATAGATGACCTGCGGCGACGGGGAAGTCTTGATCATGGGGCGGAGCGCGGCGAGCTCCCCGTCGGTCAGGTCGTAGGCCTCGTCGCAGATGAGCAGGTCACCGAACAGACCGCGGCCCGCATTGTCCGAGCGGGTGAAGAACAGGATCTCCCGGCCGTCGGCCCACACGATCCGCTCGTCGCCCTTACCGGAGCGGATGCCTTTCTCCCCGTTGCGGAGCATCGCCAGCAGCTTCGGGGACTGCCGGATCACGTCCGCCATCCGCTTGTGCGCGTCCGTCGCGGTCCGCTGCAGCTGCGCGGTGTGGAACACGCGGCGCGCCTTCAGCACGCACATGTGGTACAGCTCGATGATCAGCAGTACGTCGCCCTTGCCGTTCTGCCGGGCGACGATCAGCACGCCGTTCGAGGCGGCCCATTTCCAGTCGTCCGAGGCGATCTCGAGGTACGGGTCGTCCAGCTCCCCGTTCTCGTCGGCGAACACGTCCGCCTCCGCGGTGCGCTCCGCCATCAGCGCGACCACCGCGTACTCCTGCCACGGCATCACCACGCGGCCGGTCATCTTCCGGTAGAACTCCACCGCGTGGTGGCCGGCGCAAATGTCGTCGTCCAGCTCGCCGGTGCCGCACGGCACGCAGAAGTCGTCCCGGAACGCCAGCTGCCGGATCCGCGGCGTCTGCTCCCCGCGGATCGGTGCCCGCGGGACCGCCAGCGCCGCCGTCACCGGCTACCCCTCAGCAGTAGGCCGCGGACGGCGCCGCGATGCGCGCCTCGCCTCGAAGTCCGCAACCTCTGCCTCTTCCCGCTTCCCGTCCGCGTCCACCTTCCCCGCGTCCGCCGTCGCGACCGCCTCCCGAGCCTCCCTCATCGTCTCCCGTAGCTCTTTGTTCGCGCCCGCGACCCAATACGCCTTGGCGCCGCCGACGCTGTCGATGTTCTCCGCGATCGACAGCGCCTGATGCCCCAGCGTCCCCAGCCGCTCGGACATGCCCTCCCGCCACCCCATCTCCACCAGCTCCCGCCCGACGGCCTGCTGCAGCGGGCCCTCCGGCTGGCCGGCGTACCGCGGGTCATCCATCCACTGCCGCTCACCCACGACGCTCCCCCTCCCACGGCCGCTGAGCGGCCATCAGCGCTGCCACGTGCTCCACATGCGGCACCGACGTGTGCTGCCACCCACACCAGCACGAATAGGCGCTCACCCCCCGCTCGTGGCGAGCCAGGAAGTCCGCCAGCCGCGACACCGTCGCTTCGTGCTCCGCCGACCCGCGCACCACCGGAGCCTCAGCCACGACGCCTCCCCCGCTGCTGCCTCGCCTTGAACTCCGCCGCGATCCGCTCCGCGTTCTCCTTAGCCACGTGCTGATGCACCGGGCAGAACACCGACAGCACCCGGCGCGGTGGCTGCCACGGCCGCTCGTCGATCTCCGGGCACGTGCACTCCGGCTCAGCCACGACGCACCCCGTCCAGCAGGAATGGCGACGACCACGAGTCCGAGCACGTGTGGCGGAACACCAGCCCCTCGCCCGGGCCCAGCGGCGTCGACAGCTCCTGCGTCTCCCGCCGGCCGCAGAACTGGCACCGGAACCTCACCACGTACGTCATCTCAGCCACGACCCAGGAACCTCCGCCCCAGCCGGCGCAGCGACGACGACGGCGGCAGCTGCACCTCAGCGCGCGGCACCCCCGCCTGGCAGTGCGGGCATCGCGCGATGATCTCGCTCGATCCGCCCTCCACGACCCGGCGCACCTCGTAGTGCTCACCCGTCCAGAACACCAGCACCTCGTCACTCACCGCTGCCTCCTGTGCTCCCGCTCCCGATGCGCATCCGCCACCGCCGCCGCCGAGTCCTCCGTCCCGGCGATCACCGCCGTATACGGGCACTGCACGCACGACCACGTCCGGACCAGCGTCGGCCGCCACGGGCCCTGCAGGTGCGGATCCGTCGTCGACCGCGCCCGGATCGTCGCCAGCCGCCCCAGCGACGCCGCCAACCGCCGCCGGCCCTCCCACCGGTACTCGGTGATCACCGCCGCTCCCGCCACAGCTGCACCGCTGCCCGCCGCGCCATCTCCAGGCAGAACACCACCGGCCCCAAGGCCACTGCCCGCAGCAGCACGTCGATCACGACACGAACGCCACGACCGCACCGACCAGCGCCACGAACAGCACCAGCCCCGCGAACGCGCCCATCCCTACGTCAATCAGCCACTCACGGCGGTGCTGATCCATCAGTCGCCGCCTCCCGGTGCCCACTCGACCAGCTGCGTCACCGCGCACCCCGTGATGTGCTTCGACGGTTCCGGCTCGTCCTCGAACTGCCACCGGCCACACGTGCACTCCGCCCGCTGATCCCCCAGCTGCACCGGATGCGGCCGCGCCGGGGTCGTGATCTGCAGCCCCCGATGCGTTCGCGCCACCTGCGGCAACGACGCCAGCGCCGCCGGGTGCATGTGCTCCGGCCGCCCCTCCTCCCACCGCAGCTCACCCGGCGCATGCCGCGTCGTCTCCGCTACATCCAGCACGAACCGCGCCCGCGCCATGTACTCGTTGCGCTCCACCGCGTCCGACGCCTCCCACGCCGCCGGCGCATCCATCCACACCGGCAAATCCACCGCCATCAACGCGAACGCCATGCCGCTGACGCTCACCGTCGCCGGCTCCTCGTCGTGCTCACGCTTCCTGCTCACGCTGCTCACCTCACCGTTTTCTGGGATGGCTGGGGGGAAATTTCGCGACTGAGCGGCGGGGGCCGCCCGGGGGCCGTCGTGATCTTTGACCCCCCCCTACCTCGTTGGGATGCGGCGTCGGAACGTCACGTCTCCGTTGAGCCAGTCTCGGGACCAAGACTCTCGCGTGTATTGGGCATAGCGTGTGCCGTCTCCGCGTGAGCGGTTGCAGGTGCTGAGCATCAGCCTGTCTGCGAGTGTGCCGCCGAGTGCTCTTGGGTTCGAGTGGTCGGCCTCTAGTGGTTCGTGGTCGGGGTTCCGGTAGGCGTCGCGGTACATGGGTAGTCCTTGGCCGTGCGGTCGGCACAGGCATGACGGACCACAGTCGTTGAGTGTCAGGCAAGGACAAGGCGAGCCGTCGATGTGACGTGAGAGCAACCACTCACGCTGTTGCTTGTGTCGCCATCCAAGTCCGAGCTCTGTTGTTGTCTTACCGTTCTTCGCCATCGCTCATCTCACTGTGCTTGTGCTGTGTCCATGTGTCGAGCACAGCGAATGGCTGATGTGTCATGCGTGTGCTTCGCCTTGGTGCGCATGTGATGTGTGTGCATGCGCATGCGATGCCGAAGCATGCGCTGTGCTCGCCCTGCTCACAGCTCTCACATGGCAGGCCTTGGCCCATCAGTGCTGCCCTTCCTGTGCTGCCCTCTGCACTACACGGAGGCGGAGGTCTAGTAGCTCGTCTATGCGGGTGGTGCAGTGGTCTACCTGCTGCTGGTGGTAGCGCAGGGGTAGGTGTGCCTGCACCCTGGCGTACAGCTGCACGTCGGTGCGGTGCCTGGCCCTGTTGCGTACCTGGTTGGACAGCTGCCCGTCGATCCACTCCAGCTGGCCCACGATCCAGTGCTCGGGTCCGGCTACAGCGAGGATCTCGTCAGGCACGGTGGTCCCCCTCCGGGGTGGTACTGCCCTGCTGGCGGTAGGCCTGCTCAGCCATCTCATCCCAGCTCTTGCTCATCTCCCCGTACCAGGACAGGAAGGCCCCGCCGATGAGGCCCACGATCATCCCGAGGTAGGCGGCCAGGGCGTGGCTGACCCATCCGCCGATCCAGTCGATGAGCATCACTTCGGCCGGCCCCATTCGCGGTCGACAGGGCCGGCTAGGACGATGGCGTTGTTCGAGCGCAGGCACACGCGTCGGGCGAGGGCCGGGTTCGTGTAGACCCCGACGATGCGGGTCATGTCCCCGGTGATCGGGTCGACCCGGACGACGACGCTGACATCGGCGGTCATGCGGTGCCCTCTGCTCGGTGGCGGGTGCAGGCGGGGCAGAACTGGTGCAGCGTGTGGTCGCACTCGTCGGTGTCTTGGGTCCAGCCGGCGGTCATGGCCTTGTCCATGAACGTGTCCACGTCGGCGACCTGGTCGCCGAAGTCGTCGGAGATCCACACGTCGGCTTGCAGGGAGAACCCTGCTCGGCATCGTTCCTTCGAGCCGGGCGGCATCATGCCGTCGCACTTCGCGGTCAGGTACAGGGCCATCAGTGCTTGTCCTTCGCGTCTCGGCGCTTCAGGTGGGGTCCGTACTCGCGGACGCTGCAGGTGGGGCACAGCAGGTAGCCCTGCCGCCAGGTCCAGCCTTCGGCGCGGGCGGCGTCGCGGGCGTAGGGGATGCGGGTGAGGCGCGTCTCGAAGCGGTTGTGGCAGTGGTGCTGCGCGGTGTCCTGGTCGCAGTACAGCGTGACGCCGGCGCCCATCACTGCTCATCCTCGCGGTGCTCGAGGTAGACGCCGGTGCACAGCAGCAGCACGCCGATGACGAGGCCGGCCACGATGAGGGTGGCGATCATGTGGCTTCCTCCCGGCCGAGCGCGTGGATGGGTGCGGTGATCACCTGGTAGGCGCCGTCCATCAGCTGACCGATGCCGAGGTCCAGGCTGAACAGGACCCTCCGCAGGTACGCACGCATCACTGCTGTCCCTTCGTGG